TGCAAGCCCAGTGCCGAGTTGGCTATAGAGTCCGCTCGCTCCACCGACCGCGTTCTGGTTGGCACTGAGATAGGGCGAGAGTCCGGAGACGTAGGAGCCGTATTTTTGGTTGGCATAGTCGGTGGCGAGCTTGGTGGTGTCGGCGATGGTATTGCCTGAGTTGAGCATGCCGCGCGAGGCCGCCCGCCGATCGTTCTGGTCTAGCGTCTGGTTCAGCCCCTCCTGATAACCCGGCGTGGCGGTGAAGTTGGCCCGCGCCCGCGCCAGCCCTTCTGGCCCATTGGCACCGCTGGCATCGGCATAGGCGCTCGAGCCTGCCTGTGTGCTCTGGATCAGCGGCTGATAGAGACCAATGCCCTGCTGGGTATTGCTGGTGAGCGCCCCGGCAGCCTGCCCGTACAGATCGGAGAGTTGCTGATAACCCTGGTTGAGGCCGGCAACCTTGGCGGCCGCGGCGTTCTGGGCGGGCTTAGAACTGAAGGCATCGAAGAGGCCGATGACACGCACTCCCTCTTTTAGACTCGCCAATTTGGCGACTCTAACGATGCCAACAACGCACCCTCAGACCTCGGTGCGCAGCCTGCGCAGAATGATCTCCACCAGCCGCAGCCAGCCGTACCATTCGGGGCTGATGAGCCCAGTCTTGGGATCGACCACCGGCACGTTCGACGACGGCATTGGCGGTAGTTCGGGCGAGGTGGTGGCCATCAGTCGGACATCAACGTGGTAGCCTGGTCGCCACCCATCAGGCCGACGTGTACCGGGTCAGTGACATCAAGCCGCCAACGGCGCCCCATTGGGCCCGCCATGCCGGTGCGGGTCACCGTCACCCGCTGCTCGGCCCGGCCCTGCGGTCCCAGTGGACGGTGCAACGGGTTGCCCCAGTGAACGCCGCCATTGTCCGACCACGAGATCCGCACCCGCGGTTGGGTGGCGATCGGATCGGGTCCGGTAGCGATGCCGGTGCCGGTGGCGAAGTTGAAGTCTGCGCGCGGCACGACAGTACGGTTGGGAAACTTGGCGACCGGGCCGCTCTCCAAGCGATAGAGCAACGGATCGCCATCCTCGGTGTGGTTCATCTCATCGACGCCAAGCAACTTGCCGGACTCGGTGTCGCCGACGATCCAGCGGCCGAACGCATACACTGCCTGAGTGCCGCGCCAGCGTGGGATCAGGTAGGAAGCGCGCTCGTTCCACTTCTGGGTGTTGAGGTCGAACTCCCAGGTCCAGGCATCGCACGACAGCACCCATTTGGGATGGCCACCGCTGATATAGACACAGGCCTCGAGCGTGTTCTTGTCGGCGACGGCTGCAATCAGGCGATCGAGATGCGGCGGCGATATCTTGTCGGGCTGATAGCCTTTCAGGATGACGACGGTGTTATCGTCAGCAACCCAGATCAAACCCTTGCCGCCGAAGCCGTCCTCGTGCCCAGCGATGGCGTAGCGGCCGGCGAGGCCGGTGGAGACCGTGGTGACGAGCGAATAGGGGAAGGCCGGCGGCGTATTGGCGGTGTCCTGATATATCTCCAGCGACGAAGGGCCAAAGATGTAGAGTTGGTCGTTCCAGGGGATCGCGCGCAACGCGCCGTCGGGCTTGGCCTCCGCCACCGTGAAGGCGAGCGAGTTGACGTTGACCGAGTTAAGGTCGGATGCGAACACGTGCCCGTCCCCGATAGTGAAGAAGAAATAGCCGTGCTGGAAGCAGACTGAGTTGGCAACTGAGCCAGAGCCATTAACATCGGTATCGACAAACGGCGATACCGCACTCGCAGTGACGGTGTAGACGCCGTTGTCGGGATCGACGAACACGATGTCGGGCGTCGAAGCCTTGTTGTTGCGCGCCCAGAAGCCCTTGCTGGTGGTGGTGACAAGCGTGCCGGTCAGGACCGTCTCGCCGCTGCTACTATTGAATGTCGCGACGTGCCCATTCCAAGCGGTGTAGAGCGTGCCGGCGACCTGCAGCCCACCGCAGAAGCCGGTCTGTGTCGAGGTCGCAAACCGCGTCAGACCGGGACAGCGCGCCCATACCACGCGCCCATCGCCGAGCGGTTCGGCGAAACAGTTGAGCAGGCGGCCGGCGCCTTCCTGCGGCACACGGCCAGGGGCCGACGACAGCGGGAAGGGAATTTGGACCATTCAGAAATACTCACTGCGCATGGTCTCGTAGGTCGGGCCGCCGCGCGCCGCCACCCGCAACTGTTGCTTGGCCATTTCCATCACCGGGAAATTGCTGGGTCGTCCGTAAGCGGGTGCAGCTCGCTCGGCGATAAACACGGCGAGTTGGTTGAAGACGGCGTAGGGAAACTCGTCGCTGTCACCGAGCCGGATGACTTCTTGCGCCTCCAGTTCGCCAAGCGCCTTGTCGATCAGACCGTCGATCTTGGCTACATCCTCGGCCGAGTTGGACTGCCCCGCGCCAGGCAGGCCGAGCTCGTCGAGAACCGCATCGATCAGTTCAGGCCGCGTTGCTGTCGATGGCATCGCTCTTCACCTTCGGTGGACGGCCGGGCGGACGACGCTTGGGTTCGGGGGCCTCGTCGGCCGGCTCGGGCATGTGTTCCTCGTCGTACCGCTCCTGCTCGTCGTCGGTCAGTTCGACCTCAAAGAAACGGCTGCCGATCGCTTTGTTGATAAGTGTGGGATCAGTGACATCGAGCGGTTTGCCCTTGTCGAACTTCCGACCTTGGAATGTGACGAATTGCGGGCCCATGCCGCTCCCGTCCTCGCGCTGATGCTGACTATCCTCACCGATCCAGGTCACCTTAGCCATGCACTTCTCCTGAAAAGGGCGTGAGGAATGTCCCCACGCCCGTACTCGTTATGCGACCGGCAGATATTCGACCACGACCCAACCAGCGCCGGCGGTGCCGGAGCCGGTCGAGGTGTAGGTGGCGATAACCGGAGTATCGACGGTCGGGGCTACGGTAGTCGCGGTGGCGAGCGCGGTGCCGCCAGTGATGACGCCGGCAGCCGCAGTGGAGATGCCGGTGCCAAAGGAGGCATCGGATGCCACGGTGCCAATCTTCATCGTATTGCCAGTGGCGTTGAACGCCGTGGTGATGACGGCGTAGGTGCGCAGAACGATGGCACCGGCGGGCAATGTGCCAACTTGCACAATGCCGGTAACGCCGTCGGCGAACGAGAGTGGAGCGCGCAGATATTGAAGTACTTGATAGCCCATGACGCGGGCTGGGATTGTTGCCATGATGTTGTTCCTTATGCGTCAGGCTGCGCGGCATAGAAGCCGGTAGCGATCGACCATTCCTTCAAGTTGCCGCCGAGGGTCTTTTTAAACATCTTGCCGATGCCGTAGGCCATTTCGACGCCGACGCCTTTCAGGAACTGATAGTCAGTCTCGTCGCGCTGGGTGGGACGCGCCATTTGCCCCCAACCAAACGCCATGGCCCCCTGCCCGCACATCCAGACCGGACGCACGTCAGTGGTGCCGCTGGCGCCGGCATTGGTGTAGTAGGCCGGCGCCAACGTATCGATCTCTGGAACCTCGCGATGGATCACCCCGTCATAAATCTGATCCCCGTCCTGGAAAATCGGGTTTTTCCCCACTCCGTTGTCCTCGCGCGGACGGGCGTCCTTGTTGATGAGATCGAGCGAAGCCTTGAGGTCGCGGAACGTGCGCGAGCCGTGGAAGCACACGAAATACTCACGGCCATCCTCGATCTTGTAAGGCCGCAGTTTCGGCACCGCCGCTTTGGCAACGCGCTTGAGGAATCGCATGTTCGCGGCGTTGGCAAGGTCGTTCGTCGTGTCGAGGTTGGTGAGCGAGGTGTTGAACGCTCCCGCCGATAGGTTTGACTTCAACTGACCGAATACCATGCGATCGGCATTGTCGGTCTGCCAGGTGTTCTTCTGCGCAGCCGTGGACGCCTGGAACAGGATGCCGTTGATGCGCTGACCGGCCGAGGTGTCGATGTTGGCCGGGGCCGACTCCGACGGCAGTGCGTAGAGCGCACCGACGATTTCGTCACGCTGCAACGACTTGCCCCAATCGCTGAGCAGCGAGCGGGCCTCGTCGAACACCATCGCACTGTCTTTGCGGCGGGCGGACTTGGAGGAGACCACGGCGTTTCTGGCGTAGTCGATCCACAGCCGCATGCCGTAGTCGTCGATCTTCTCTTCGTTGCCGACCAGCGTGCCACTGCCGATCGCGGTGCCCTGGAGCGCCGCCACCAGCGGGATGTTCATCTGGTTGCCGGCCTCGGTGAGTTCACGACGAAGCCGGATGATCGAGCTCATATCCTCGCCCATGTACGGCGAGAACAGGTTTTGGCGGACGTATTCCCGGTTGATCTCCTTCGTGAACTTGATGAGGACGTTGTTGGTCTGCGGAGTGCTAAGGGCCATGGCCCTGATCCTTTCCTACAGGCCGAGCGCCTAGCGCCGTGGACCTGCTGTCGCGTGCCGGAAGATGGCCTCGTCGGACATGTCCGTGTCGTCGTCGCCAGCGATGGCGGCGCCGGACGGAGTGATGCCGTTGAGGGATGGGGGCAGGCGGACAGGGGAAGGTTGGCGTAAACCGTTGCCGGTCGATGGCACGACCGAGAGGCGAAGGGCTTCGGCGGCTTGTCGAAGATGCTCCGGGTTTTTCAGAGCCTCCGCGAGAACCTTCTTGTTGTAGGCCTCGAGATCGTCACCGACGATCGTCGTTCGCTCATGCTGTGCATACCAAGCCAGCAATTCCCGGCCGGGGCTGGGAGCATCCTTGACCCGCAGAATGTCGGCGGGAGATACCCCTGGACCCTGTATTGCAGCCCACGCCTTGCTGAACCGTTCCGGATTAGCCTGACTGGCAAGCTCAAAACTGAACTCGCCGCGCAGATTCTTTTCCCTGATGGCCTACTCGTTCTGCCAATGTTGATAAAATCCAGGAAGATCCATCAACGGATCAGGCAGTTCAGGCGGCTTTGGCGGTTCCGGCTTGGGCTGATTGCGCCGCAGTTCGGCGAGCTCGCGCTC